AAAACACTGGAATGCCTTGATATCAGGCTTTCCAGTGTTCTAACGAAATCAATAAAGTTCTAAAAATGGAGGTGAGGTCCACATAACCCCTGCGTCACTAAAGGCGCTAGAGTAGCTTAGTGTACCGGTCGTGTACGTACCAATTAGTCCCTATTATGGGGGCTTATTTTTTTGCAATCAAAAAGCCCACCGGATGGCAGGCTGCGAGCAAAAAAAATAAGCCCGAAGGCTTAAATGACGCTAATCTTTTTGACGTATAAATGCTGTTTATTCACAGTGACGTGCGGTTGCATCCGATTCTGTCCCGAACCGTCCAGTACGTCACATAAAAAGACCAGCGACTACCCTCATGGATAATCGCCGGTCTCAAGCGCCCTCCGAGAAGGAACGCCGCTATTGTATCTATATGATATCATAGCAAGTCTCTGTGTCAATGAGTTCTACAAACATTCCTTCAATTTTTTGATTTTGTTAAACACGCTAGTGGACAAAACTAAATCGAAGATGTCCTGTGAACCCACCGACTTCTGAAACTCAGTTACTGCTTCGGCATATTCCTTAATGAACCTAGAAATTTCCCGTTTAGGCATTCTGAGAGCTCTTAAATAATAAACAAGGAGGGCTACATAGTCTGTTAGGGTTTCGAAAGTTATTTGACTGACACCCAGCTCGGATTCCAACTGGTGGGTAACTGTGTCTCGGACCTTGTCCTTCTTGAACCGGCAATCAAATACAATATTATTATGCGCAATGGCATTCCTAAGGTCTTTCAGAAGAAAAACATGCCGCACAATAAAAGTAGCATCCGTATCAATTGAGCCATCATAAACGCCAACGTTCTGGGACAGCTCAATACGTTTATTACCATTCATTACGTCCAAAAATGAGCCGAATTCCGCCATGCTGAAAAGCTCAAATATGGCCCAAATAGGAACACCTTCACCCTTATGCATGTAATGCTGAATCATCACTGAACTCCCATAGCGCTGAGCAATTAATTCATCAATTGTATTCTTAAGCCTGAGTCGATCGGTTATGCGCTCCTTATACTTCTTCTTGCTGGTCTCTTCCTTATACCGGTTAAGGCTGGTTTGGAAAACCGCATCAATTGAAGGATCAATTCCATTGGACACAATAGCAATAGTACGGTTTTTGAGGGCGGTTTCTACCCGCATCATTCGAGGATAGAGAAGAGACTTAACCGAGCTATCAAACTCATAGATTGCCTGGACTTGTCTAAACTCCGACAACTCCATCTTCTGGTTGTTGGAAGTCAATCGATAAGCTTTATATCCATGATAATAGCCCATATCTAATAAGGCCCTCTTATCAGAGCTTCCGCCAACGTCTATGCTATGCTTATCGCGAATGTGGCGCATCAGAGCGTCAGTCGATTTTCCCTTTTTCATGAATTATCTCCAAGACAATGTATTTAGATTAAGTGTATTCCAAATCTCCGATTAAGTCATGATATCCGGCATAAAAAATAAGCCCCACCCCGCGTTAGCAGAGTGAGGCAATAATGAGCTTGATAGAGTTTTAATGAGCGTAGTAAAGTACGACGCTTTTTACTACGCAATTGCTACGCTTTACCGCTTACGAGTCGTCCCGTAGGCGCCTTCCGACCCGTCAGTCGGGCAGTAGACGTCATGAGCGCCGTCCATGTGGTGCACCCACATGTGCCCGCCTACACGCTTTTTGGAGTCATAGGCGAAGGTCCCGTGCGGTGGCAGGTAACCAGCCGGGGTGTCCGCCGTGGACGCTGTGTTGTAGCGCATCATCACCGGGGTGTCACCATTGATAAAGGTACCGTTCTCAGCGGTGAAGCCTTTCGGCACACGGAAGTGTATGCCAGATTGATCAGGCTTAGCAGCAGCCGCACCAGCCAGGCGATAGACGTAGAAGTAAGGTCCGCCGTTCATCTCCCAGCGCGCGTCGTGGTTCTGGATCGTCTCACCTAAGTCTTGCCATGCCGTGCATTCCAGCCAGCGCTGGCCATCGATACAGATGCCAGTGTGACCACCAGCACCAGCAGACTGACCCTTGCGACCCCAGATGACCACGTCGCCACGCTTCATCTGCCAGTCAGCGTTCTCGGCGATCAGCTTGAACCCGTTGCTGATTAGCCAGCCGTGTAGCGTTTCAGTGCTGGCGATGTAGCCGAGGTTGCTTGCCCCGCCTTTACGCAAAGCCGTGTAGACGGCCCCGGAGCAGTCACAGGTGCCGTCACTAAAGTTCCGGCTGCCGTACATTGAGTACTCCGTGTGCCCGATTTGGGCCTGCAAAAATGAGATGGCCTTCTCGATATTAATAGCCATTTACTTGTCCTCCTTAGTGGTCGTTGGTTGGTCATCTGCTTTGTCATCTTTTAGTTCGTCGAGTTGTTCCTGTAAGGCCGCTAGCTTAGCCGCCTTGGTGGTAATGAGTGGTGGGTAAGCCAACGCTCGCTCACTGTCACCGATTCCTTGGGTCGTTGGGTCAACTGCTACCCCTAAGATAGTTAGTACTGCAAACACCGCGTTGATCACCCCGGTTAGCTGTTGCCCTAGGTTAGCGAAGTCCCAATTGTACCCGAAGACTGCTAATACCGCTTGACCAACCAATAAAGCAGCTGGCACTAAGGCCAGCCAGAACTTGACACTCAATAAGCGCACTTTCCAGTTAATATTCATCATCATTATCTCCTTTGATGCCTACATGGTCTTCCAATCGAGTAAGCCTAGTTGAATGGCTCCCCAGTTCCTGACTATGAACCTTTTGCGTATTCAGAATGTCATCAATTACTTTCTCCTCATTCTGGAACCTTTGGTCAAACTTAAAGCCCAAATCTTTAATATCTTCTCGCAGCGGATCCAGTGCAATCCTTTTGAATATCCAACTACACAGGCTAACCAGTGTAGCGATTAAAGTTGCAAGCCCTACCCAATCGCCAATTCCATAACCTAAAAAATTCACATCATTTCACTTCCTTCCACAAAAATACCGCTAGGCATTTGCCCCAGCGGCGTAGTCATTACCAGTAATTTGTTTATACTCATCAGACGTGATTGCTCCAGATTCTACATAGCCCTCTATCGGGCAGCCCCACGCGTACATCTGTTTTACAAAGTCCCGCATCAGCTCTCGCCCCCTAACTTTTCTGTGAGCGCGGTGACTTGTGCCGCCAATTGTGCGTTTTGCAAGCCCAGTGCGTTGATCATCTGTTGCTCAGGAGTGGGAATCACCTTGTTAGCTTCGGCTTCGAGTTCTGCTTGCTTAGAGGTGTCCAACACAAGCTGACCATCTATAAGCTTAGTGGCGCTGAGTGAAATACCATTCAAGTCTGATTGAGACACCTCGATAGCATTCGTGGTATCAAATGGCGTTTGCCACGCTTTACCGTCGTAGAACTCTTGCTGATAGCCAATGATATAGCCATCAGCGTCGATGCTGAACAGCACCTCGATTTTATCTTTGGTTTCCATTTTGCCCTCCTATACTGCAAATACCCTGCTCATGATTGCATGAGGCGCCTGAGTGCCTGCGTTATTAGCTGCTACACCAGTAATCTGAGTGTTAGTCACAATCAGTTGCTTAAAAAATGTGCCAACCCCTGGCATAGATAGCTGCATCATTAAATCCCTACCTGTGTGGTATTCCGGCCAAATATTAGGCACCAGTGTGTAGTTGTAGTGGCTATCTTGTCTACCGGAATTAAAATATTGCCATTCAACTAGCCATCCCGAGAAAGTCTGGTCTAGATTGATTGACATTGTGGCTACATCACCTGCTTGGGGATAAATTGTTCCCTGCCAAGCTAAGGTACCGCTTCGCATCATCGCCAAAAGCTGAGATGCTGTTAGCGTTCCGGTTACCCAAGCGGCACTATTACCAGTAGGATTATATACTGCGCCAAGTGACATCATGCCTTGTCCAACATTGATTTCTGCCAGCTTTTGACCATTGGAAAAACCTCTGGCAATTAAGCTAGTTTGATTTAGCTCGGTATGTGAAACCTGTACGTTAGCGTCATTATAAGCATCGGTAATCAATGCCCCGCTTGCTAAGGTCGAAGTCCCATGCATTTTATAAGCAAAACCGTCCGGCTGAACATTGGCAAATGTGCTATTGAACGTAGACCCATTGAAGAAAACACCTGTAAAAGTTAGCCCATTGAACGTTGCGGCATTGATTGCAGAAGCTGAAATTTGTTGCTCAACCCATGCCGTGCCATTTGACTTGTAAAATTTGATTGCCACACCCGCAGAGTTCGTCAACCAGAATTGACTATTGGCAGGTGCAACAGTGGTTGGCAATGCAGTGCCACTAGCATAACTGGTAATGTCATTACCAGCAGGCCCTTGAGGCCCTTGCAACCCTTGAGCGCCTTGAGGTCCCTGTGGCCCTTGTGGTCCTTGTGCGCCAGTATCACCTTTGATTTGTGACCAGAGATAGGATGTCGGGTCTAAACTATCGGCTTGTGTATAGTCAGTGTAGGTTCCCATGTAGATAGGATGTGCTTCTGATGGTGCTGGTGACCATGGGGTAGCTACACTGCCTTGTTCCAGCTTAAGATGACTTACCGTCCCAGTCCCAGAGCCAGGAAATTCAATATATCCCATGCTTTCCTTGATACCCGTTATATTTTTTGGTACCACAAATGTTGCGGACATTCTTCCTGAACCCGAATCATTAGTAGGATAGTACCATGGGCCAACATATGGTAAGGTATCGCCTAATATATGTGCTTCCCACCCTAGACGGTCAGTATACGCTGTTGTGCCTCCAGCAACGAACCCTGAGTATTCATAATCAACTGATACAGTTACAGTTTGACCTTCTAGTCCTTTAAATAAGTTTAGCAGGTCATCAGTAGTTTCATTTGATAAGTAGCCTTGAACCATTGCTCCTGTACCTGTAACAGTATGACGCCCAGTACCAGTTAATAGATTAGTGCCGCCACCAACATAAAACCCACTCTTACCATCACTACTGTCGGCGTACGCAATGTGGAAGTAAGGTGTTCTGCCATCAGCACCCTTTGCACCCGGAATACCGTCAGCGCCATCGTTGCCCTTAACCAATACCCACTTGCCGGCATAATCAGCCGGATCATCACTAGGAACTGATGTCTTGTTTGACCAAACAACCGCCATATACTTTTTGCCAGCAGGCAAAGCGCTCATGTTTGTTCCTTGATCGTCATCAGCGTAGCGAACCCATGGATAGTATTGGATCGTCTTAGAGATATCCTTTAGCCTTTGAGCCAGATCTTGATACTGCTTAGCCACCTGACTCGTTTCAAGCAAATAGTCGCCAACAACCATTGTGCTGTTTGAAGGATTGCTATAGCACTTGTCTAATTCCAATACACGTGCGGATAAATAGAGTTGCCTATCTTCTTGCTCGATCTGAACGGTATCGCCGCAGTGAATATTTTGCGGCATCTTTGCCAGCTCGATTGTGTAGTTGACTGCCGGATGATTATTTTTCTTCAAATCTGCTAAAGCAGACTGCAATAATGAGGCTTGTGTTTTCGCTTCATAGTCAATGACGTGGTTAAGATAACTGCCATAAATCGTCGCAGTGCTGTTCTGGCGTAAGCGCGAGTATACTCGGTTGCTAACGGTGTCCAGCAAGAATCCTTCTTTAGTAAGCACGAATTGCCCTGTTGGGTCTGTGTAGCTATAGCCAACTAAATTGATAGGTGTGTTACTTCCGTCTGGTGTAGCACCTCTAGCATAGATGGCTGTCATCAAGTTGGTGCTATCACTGTCAACTGTGATTCGGTTGATTTCGTCGCCAACGCGAAGCGTGACGCCACGGTCAGCTCCACGTTTCTTGACTACATTCAGATAGCACTTCACCATTGTTGTTCCAACGATGCTAAAACTGAAGTAAGTTTCTACTCCAAACTGAGTAGCAACAGAGTTCATTCGGTCATAGCTGGTTTCTTCACTGTCAAAAGTGAGTGTCCGCACATCGGTGGGGATCTCATTGACGCCAATATCCCAGCCACTGTCGTCAGTAAAAAGGTTGAAATACTGCTCAAATGTCATCTGTTTGGTAGCTGTATAAGCACCCAAAATTTCATTTTTTAGATCATTACCGGCATCGGTGCCTTCAAAAGCAATGCTGTATCCAGTGCCATCAGCATGTGATGCCGTAATGGTGATCATTCTGCCATTGCCATCATCGTCCATATAAAGCATGTAGTTTAAATCTCGGCACATCGTTTCTGCTTTGGAGAGTTGCTTTTTAGGAAAGTATAGTGTCCCAGTAAAAGCAACCATAGCAACATCAACGTTGGTACGTTCAATTTCACCGCTAATTTTGAAATCATTTGTGTTATTGCTACCAGCAGTTGCAATTCCAAGCAAATTGTATGATCTATCAACAAAGTAAAAATCTTTCACAGCCACGCCTCCTGCCAAGATACTTCAGCCGTACACTGTTTTGCCCAGCTTGAAGTAAGCAGCTTGATTGTGTTACTTCCTGGCTGAACTTTGAACTCGTCCCAGTTGTTGCCGATTGTTTGTAACGTTGGGTCTTCTGCATCATTTACAAAGACACGTCGATTAGGAACATCAACTTGTACAACATCTCCATCTTTGAAGCGATTAGGCAAGTCTTTCCAGTAGTTGACATTAACCCATTGAAAAACACTGTCAGACCAGTTAATCGTCCACCCCGTCGTGTTGCTGAATCCAGCCATCCAAACAGTGAATGAATCAATTGGCGTGTCTGCCATTCCGTCAATAGTGACTGGTGGAAATACGGTTTGAGCAGACGAAACAATGCCAGAAGCAGTAAGTTGTTTGACTTTAGTTAGCCTGAACGTCGTGGTATTACCTAATTTAGATTCGACTATCTCATACATACCATTGGTAAAGAGTGCTCGATTAAGATTTTGCTTGAACACATTATTGCCATTTACCCACCCTTCAACGATCAACGTATCGGCGGCATAGGTGTTATCACGCATCACAAAACAAATCGCGATGTTATTACCAGATTGTAAGTTGAATTCAACTCGCCCTAGTGCGCCTACATTGGTTATAACGTTGAACCGATTTGACCAGATTAAGTTGCCCGTATTCACACCAGCCGCATTAGCTTTGATTGAGCCATGATAAGTTGGACCCGCCCAGTGCATTGCCACTGTGCGATTCAATATCGGTGTTGCAGCATCTTTTGCCTTCGCATAGTCCCAACTGCCCGCAATCGTGTTAGGACCGGGACTTGATCCATAAGGATATGTCGGGTAATTGATTGTCCCAGTATTAACAGCTACACCACTCGGCGCTGACATCAGATTGTAGTGAAACACAGTTTCCGAATCTGGAGCTTGAACCCCATCAACTTCCCCCGGATTGCCAAACTGTAGAATAGCGCCATTGTTCTCATTGATTAAAGTAAGCACCCCGTTGTCACCACGCATCGTCGCGTCAATGACGGGGTAGACGGGATAAGTGCCATCGTTTTGAACGGCAATTTCATCGGTCAAAGTGCCATTATCGCCCATGTTGTCAGCCGTCTGCGTGGCTACCGAGTGCGCAATGCCACCATCTGGACAGATAAAGGTGATAGAGATTGTCCCTGATCGGAAGCCTTCGGTGAAGGTAGGTTGACTGTCTACGATGGCAAGGTAATATTTATCAGGCTCGTCCCCAAAAATTAGTTGCTGTGGTTCGTCCGTATCAATAGCGGCGGCTAAGGAACGCCTTAGTGGTACCAAATCATCATTCATGACGATTCCAGTTACCACAATCGTCTTGACGTCACGTGACATGTACTGCCACATCTGACCATCGCTTACCCCAACTTTTTGCATTGTGCTGGCGTGCTTAGTCCCTATGTCACGTTGTACCATCTGCACATACATCCATTGGGTAATATATACCCCGGCGTATGCAATTTGCATACCTGCTTGTTTCAATTAAACGGTTCCTCCTTTCCAATAAGCATTGAACCTGTCTGTCCTGTCATTGTATTGCTTAACTTTTGGCGCAACTTTTGGATAAAACTGGTCATCACCAACTTGCAGTACAAAGCTAAGTTTCGTGAGAAGATCAGCAATATTGTCCAACTTCTTTCCTAAATCATCTGTACCGTTGTTTTTACTTTCAGCAACATCACCATTGCCCAAGTTGTGATTAATGTTGGTAACAGCCTGACCTAGTAGTTGCCAAGCACGACTCGTTTTGGTTAATGGCAAAATTGTCTCTGGCCCATCTTCACCAACAAGCGCATGAATTGGTCGTGTGATTAAGCCACCGTTGGCGTAACCGTGCCCCTGACCCAAGAAGCTAAGACTTGATCCATAGCGATGTTTCGCATAGTTTAGTCCTGCAAGCATGTTGTCATAGCCGTTCCAAATATTTCCATGTCCCGGAAAAGCATTAGCAAGAAACGTACTCATTTTGGTTTGCATTAACCCAAGTGCTGGGCCACTACCATCACCATCTGGATCTGCTCCAGGTTGCCGTGCTTTTTCGTTACCACCTGATTCTGTTTGAATTTGCCGTAACACACGGTTAACCATTGAATCACTAGTGCCTAAGCCATTAGCCTTTAAGGCATCTTTAACTTGACCAGCCCAACGCTGTACGCCAGAACCGCTAGGAGCACCTAGTGTGTCTTGCAACTTTGTCAGTTCTTTTTTAAACCAGTCAACGACACTGCCTGTCAACTTACCAATAACGCCACTAGCTAAGTTGCTAAACATTTCAATGCCACCGGAAATGCCGCTAACGCTAGATTTAATTAGCTTTCCAACATTTTGAATTGGGTGCGCTAACCAGTCAGCTACTTCTTTAGCTTTATCCCAAGCGCCGCTGAAGAACTTGCCAATGTTACCGACCACACCGCCAAGATTATAGTGTTCAATTCCAGCCATATTCATGATGGCTTTGGTTTCTTTCCCATTGAAAACACGTGTTCCTTCTGGCAATAGTCCTGTGGCATTACGCTGTTGACTCATACCAACTTGACCATTGGGAAGCTGATACAGTTCTTTCCAGTCAGGCCCATTGCCATCGTTGACCATGACCAGATGCATCTTGCGCTCAACAATACCGCCTTGTTCAAAGTGAACAGGTGATAATTTGTGCAGAGCGCTTTTGCCAGTAAACTTTTCCCAGACCCAGTTAATACCACTGATTGCGCCATTAATGACATTGATAACCGCATTCATGCCATCTGCTGCAGCATTTTTAATGCCATCCCATATGCTGCCGAAGAAAGACTTCATACCTGACCAAGCACTATTCCAAACATCACCAATTGCACCTAATACTGATTTGATAACATTATGAATACCGCCGAATACATCGCCAACAATCTTTTTCATGCCATTCCAGATATCACCCAGAGTGTGTTTTATATCAGACCATGCTTTCCCCCAGTTACCCGAAAGCAAATCCAGCCCGACTTTCAACACATCTGTGACAACTTTGATGCCAGAACTAATAACGTCTTTAATCAGCTTCCATGCGGCTTTCAATGCTGTTCCAACGGTGTCCCATGTGCCCTTCCACAGGCCACCAATAACTTTTGCTATTAGTTCAAAGCTGCCTTTCATTAAGCCAACAAGCAAGTCAACAATTGGCTTAATCGCTTTCCATGCCACTTGGATGACTTTAACAATCAAAGCCCACGTGGTCTTAAATAGTTTACCAATCTGGTTGAGAATTGGTTTAATACTTTTCCACATTGCTTGCATTCCAGAAATAACAGCCTTCAGAGCTTGTTTTAGAGCATTACCAATAGCTTTAGCAACGTTATTAACTGCATCGTGAAAAGGCTTAATGTGCTTGTAGGCTTCATAGAATGCTAGTCCAGCAGCCGCAATAGCTAAAACGATCCCACCGGGCCCAGTTAATAACAGCTTCAACGAGCCTAATACTTTACTTGCACCGCCCAATCCATTAGCGCTTGACAGCTTGCTAAGAGCGCCAAAGTCTTTGATACCTCTTAGAGCGGTTATCCCTTTGAAAGCTCCTGCAACCGCTGCTGTAAATTTAACAACTTTTGTCGTTGCCCATAACCCCAACAACGTTTTGGCAAGTGCCTGAATGCCGCTCTTATTCTTGGCAATGTTACTTAGGGCTGTTGCTACCTGATGTAGTGGGTTTACAGATTTTTGTGAATTTCCGGTTAAAGAGTTAAAACCTTTAGCCAATCCAGTTATGATAGATGCGATTGTTTTCCATACAGCTAATCCAAAAGTTTTTGCGATGTCCAACAAGTTGCTTGCGATGCCGGTTACGTCTTTCTTGTGAGCAGCGATGTAGTCTAGTCCCTTTTTCGCCATGTTCGCAATGTACGCCAGACCCTTGCCCAGACTGGTAGCCGCATTTTGTACGACTGGACTAGTAAGTATAGATGATAAGCTTTCCATACCCGTATTTTTTACGTCAAGAAGTGGCGTCGTCATCTTCTTCTTTAGTTGGTCCCAGCCGGCCGCCAGCTGTGCTTTTGCTCCCTCTGCGGTCTTGCCAAACTCTTTATATACCTCTCCTGAGTCCTTGCCTGCTTTAGAGACCAGATTCATAAAATCAGTACTTGAAACTTTACCGTCTGCAACCATTTTCGCAAAAGCATCTTGCGATACACCGGCTGCCTTAGCAAGCTGTGCACCCAGTGCGGGCGCTTGCTTTTCCATTCGTGCCAAAGCAGTAGAAGTTAGAGAACCGCTAGCGACCACTCTAGTCATTGACTTTGAGAGAGCTGATATTTGGTCTCCAGACATTCTAGACGCAGTGCCGATCGCGGTAACCCCGGCAGTGATATTTTCCGTCATCTGAGTGTTGCCATGAGTCATTGTATCAATGGTCTTTTGCATTCCACCAATCGTACTGATGGCTAAGCCAGACTTAGTAGTAAGGTCACTAACCTGACTACCTAATGATTTAACGTCACTAGCAGACTTGCCCATTGCTGACCATGCAGCAGCGGATTTTTCGCCTGCTTCAGCAAGGTCTAACCCACTGGAAATAGTTGTCTTCATCACGGATGTAAGAGAACTGAAGCCATTGCTAATTGCATTGGTGACTAGACCACCAGCGACTATCTTTTTGAACAGGCTTGGCGTCTTTTCTGCTTGTTTGTTTGTTCCTTCAATCGCTGACTTGACCCGACTGAACATAGACGGATTAGCCTTGTCCATTTCAGTTTGCAAGCCGGTCATAGAAGACTTAGCTTTTGCTAAACTGGTAGCCGTCTCATCAACACGCGTCTTCTGTGTACGCCATGCGGCTGAATCCTTACCACTAGCACTGGCAATCTTATCCAACTCAGCCGACTGCTTGGACAGTTGCTCATTCAGATTGGTAATGGATGACTTATAGCCTTCCATTTTGGCTTTGTTAGCATCTTGTTGCTTGCCTTCAGCCTCTAAGCGCGTCACATAAGCTTGGTTAGCACGTGCAGCAGCTGTGTACTCTTGCTGTAAACCAGCTAAACCGGACTTTTGATAGTCCATCGCTTGCTTAGCACGGTCTTGCTGAGCTTGCATACTGGCCAGTTGCTTAGTGGCACCATCAATTTGCTGTTGATACTTCAAAAACTGTTGAGCAGTTTCACTAGTGTTACCCTTGAGTTCACTCTGCTTAGACTTTAAAGCATCAATCTTAGCCTGTTGTGACTCAATAGATTTACTCAAGCCTTCATATTTAGCTTTAGCAGCGCCAACTGCATCACCAGCGGATTTCATCTCCGCTTCTTGAGCTTTCCAAGCATTTTGACTCGAACGAACAACCGCTGTTAATGATTTGACGGATTCGCTTGCCGACAATAGATCAAGGGCAATCTTGGTGCTCATTGTTGCGTTAATTTGTTGTGCCACTTTAATCACCCTTTCTCTTGGTATTGCTTCCACATAATTGCCGGATCAATTGGACGATCTTTCTTATCCTTGGCAGACATCATTTCCAGCATTTCAAAATAATCAGCATCATCAAAATCCTGCATTGACCAATGAAAATACATGACTGCCTGCTTTTTCATCCATCTAAAATCTTGCAGCTGATTTTCAAGCTCATAAACTTTGACAGCTGGATTAATCTTTGCTTTTGCTGGCGTCCTGCTTCTTGGCAGCTAAGTCAATATCCTCATCACTCATGCCCATCATGCGTTCAAAAGTGTAATTAACCACTTTAATGGTGTCAGCAAATTCTAGATCCCCAAGCTTGTCCGTTTCTTGCTTGTTCAGGTTTAAAACGGTGGTCAAGAAGTCGATTGAATCGTGCAGCATACCACGCTGCATTTTAATAATTTCTACCGGTTCCATATCAGCAATATCGTCTGCCTTGGCCATGAGCAATTGCAGATCATACATCTTTTCCATGTTGCGATTACTGGTTTTAACTTCGTGTACACGGTTGCTAAGTTGACTAACTTTAATTTTCATCTGTAATACCATCCTTTGTATTTGATAAGGTCGCTGTGGTGAATCGGACACCACCAAGTTCACCAGAAAGCGACTTTTGAGCATAAAAAAATAGCGCACGTTCGTGAGCCATTCATCAGTTGTTGCTATGAAATTGTGTCAGCATTATTTAGCTGGAGTTGTAGTGGTACCAGCTGGCAATACGTATCCGCCGAACACTTCTTTGTACATGTTGGCTTTATCAAACCCGCTATCAAGATCGCTATAAATCTTGTACGGCTGATTGTTAAAGGCCGTAGTAGAAAGCGCTGTGTAAGTCAAAGCGTCATCTACACGTTGTTCTGCTGCCGCATCAGTCTGAATGTTAGCTGCGGTTTCGGTCATGACGCCATCGCCAAAGCCATAGTAAACAAAGTGCAACCGATCAATGGTTTGAGTGGTAATAAGTAAGGCCACATGAGCCTTCAAATTCTCATCCGTATAGCCGCCCTTGCTATCACTGACAAATCCTTTGATTTGCTGCTTGATTGCAAAGTCCAAGTTGTTAATATCTAGAGCTACTGATGGCTCTGAAGTACCAACAGTAACGTCTTGGACGTTGTTGTTGCCATAAGTCTTAGCAATGGTACCTGCTAAGCCTGTAATGTTGGCAGTTTTAGCACCTAAATCTTTGTGATCGACAGTATAGATACCATCAGTGCCTAATCCTGCTCCAGTACCAGAAATAAGCTTTTGCGATCCATCTACCAAAGCTAACTGGATTTGATATAAACCTACTGTTGCCATTTGAATGCCTCCTAAATATTCTTTGTTCTGCTGAAATAAAACGTGTTAAAAAGTTGCTGTGTGTCTGGATCTAATGTACGTTGTCTAACCGCGGCTACCTGCCAATGCTGATGAGTAAAAGTCTTCATCATGGCTATCTCAATGGTTTCAGGATCAGAATCAAGCAATTGTGAGTACCAAATCTGTACTTCTACTTCCTGATTTAATGCCCATAAATCGTTGTCACCATATGCAGCCGGATCATTAGCAGCATCAGTAATCAGCACGACTGTTTTGTCCAAACTATCGACTAATTCTTGTGGCAAATTGTTGCCTTCAACTGCATCAATACCAGCAATACTTGATTGGCTAAGCATTTTTACCGCATCATCTACGGCGCTCATTCATCCCCACCACCATTCGCTTTGGCAATCATTGCCTGATATTTCTCAGCTTCAGCGGCAAATACAGCATCTTTGGCATCGTCACGGGCATCATCAACAAAATGGTCGCCATGAAGCTTCTTTGTCCCATCATTAAGGAAACGTGCAACGAATGCTTTCTTGCCAAATCCGACCGTTGAGCTGCCATTATGGTCACCGTCAATATCTCCCGCAGCACTACTGATGTCCTCGCTCAAATGTCCATACTTGCCACCGTCTCCCTTAGTGTTTGGGTGCTTTTCTTTGGTGGTCTCAGCTAGCTTTTTGGCGTAAACATCAGCACCAGCCTTGGTAATCTTCTCTTGGTCAGATACAGAAAGCTGTGCGGCCTTTGATACTTGCTTAAGCCACTGACCAAGTGCCTCATCCATATCCACGGTTACGCCCCCTTAGTTGTTTTGACTAGGGTCAGATAGTCATAACGAATAGCATCGTTACTGTCGTCCGGGCTAATATCCGAAATGTCATACACAACACCATCAAGGCGTGCCTGTTTCTGATTAATGTTTCTAGCATCATGACGGACTATGATGGTGATTGAATTATCCAAGCGTGTGCCCACAAGCGTGTACTGCTGTGTGAGTGTTCGTTTCTGCTGTTTGAAATGCAGGCTATAAGCCGGCACAAAGCTGGTTACATTAATGCCGGCACCAGTCTTGCGTGATTGTGGAGAGCCGAGATCAACCTTGCGGCTGAAATCTGCTACTTTAAATTTAGCCATTAGCCTCACCAGATTTCGCTGCTTGATCGCGCTGAATCTTCCAACGAATACTATTGATCATGTAAGCATAGCTGGGCGGATAGGCCTTGTTTTGATCGGATAGGGCACCGCGTGAGTAATACATGTAGTCAACAAGTACCCGAACCGCTTGATTAAACAACGGATATGCCCTATAAACATCAATCCCAATCGTGTCATCAATGGCCCCGGTAACTGCATCCTCTGCGGTACTGATCATATCGGCAAGAATTGAAGCATCGCCATCGGCGTCAAGGTTAAGATATTTTTGCATGTCTTCCGGGGTAACCCCTTGACCATCTGCCATATTCAGCCCTCCCTTAATAGCCGCCCGTCGTATCGACGAATTGTTTATTTCTTAGGCGACTAACAATCGTATTACTTACCAGCAACGGAACCAGATGCAGAATCTGTGTTGGTTACAAAATAGCCGGCATTGCTATCGGCCTTTTCGACGCCAAACCGGAAAGCAGCCCCAAGATATTGGCCCCAAATTTTGTCGTCAATCCATGCAAGCGTTACCTGTTGACGATCCGTAAACAGGACACCGCGCTTCAGATCACCAACGAATGCCTTTTGATCACCTGCAGCAGAGCCGAGAAGAGCATCGCCAACAACATATACGGGCACGCCAAGAACGGTGCCCTTAGCAGTTCCGTCAGTAATAGAATCGGAGGCGTCATGAAGCAAGTAACGGCCGTTCTTGTCCTTCAAAGTATCGAGTGTGTTGAACAAGGACTGAGTAACCACAAGCGTACGGCTATATGCTGGGTCAAGATCAACGTTCAGAATGTGCTTGAGGCTGTCTACCAAAGTGTCTGTGGTGGTAGCCTTGGCCGTGAACGACTGCAATACAGGCGCAATCATCGCATTGTAAGTGTTGACAGACTTTTCCTTAATAGATTGACCAACAAGCGCAGTCAAATCGACTTCTGAATCGGCGATGGCTTCTTCTGAAAGTGGGATGTCCCCGCGATACGTGGTCACCGACCAATCCACTTGAGTGAAATCAGGTTCAGCAAGCGCTGGGTTTTCAGCCAGCTCTGCCACGCTAGAAAAGCGATCGGTTGCCCGTTTCAAAATCGGGTATGTGCCCTTAAGAGTAGTAACCGGCGTCTTGGTAACCAAGGTGGACAAATCCACAACTGAATTTACTTCTGTGGTAGGGTCATAGATGATTTCTTCCGGAATCAGCACGCCTGCTTCTGTCGAAGTGACGTGACCGGCTGCAGCATCAACCACCTTGCCATGGCTATGGATGAAGTCGTTGATAGCTTTCTTCTTGGCGTCAATTGGCTTTTTCTTTAAGTCGGTACCATTCGGATTAGCCTTGTCGTTTGGCTTGCCAGAGTTAGAATCATCCTTATTTTCAGCTTCAAGTGCTTTAATCTGATCGTTGATAGCGTCCCGGCGTGCCTTCGCAGCGGTCAAGTCATCCTTGATCTTTTGAAAATCGTCAACCGAAGCGTTTTCGTCTTGTAGCTTTGCGTTAAGCTGAGCGTTCAAATCAGCGCACTTTGCGCTGACATCGTTAAAAAGCGTTTGTAATTTGTCCATTATTGGACCTCCTTTTTTTCATAAAAAATAGCCAGCTTCTTGTTTAGCAGATCGTTCTGCTTTGGAAGTTGACTACGTAGCTTTTTATTTTCATCTTTCAGATTCTTAATTCGTTGAACTGCTTGATGCGAAATAATCGGGCCCACCGCATTTACAATTGGCGTATCGAAGTCTAGCTTTTCATCTGCCAATCCTAGTTCGACAGCTTGATCAGCGTCTAGCCAAGTTTCTTTATCCATCAATGCTAAAAAGTCATCGGCAGGTTTCCCAGTCTTTGCAGAGTACAGGCTTGCAATTGCGCTATCGGTAGTTTGCAGCATTCCAGAAGCTGCATCCATCTCGTGCGAATTACCACTAGCATCACTTGATGCTCGATGAATCATCATCTTAGCACCGGGCGCCATCTGAACTTTGTCAGCGCCCATGGCAACAATTGTTGCGGCAGAATATGCATTTGATACGATCTTTGCCGTTACATTGCCTTTATAATCACGCAGTGCGTTGCATACTTCTGTAGCTGGGTCAACTTCCCCGCCATCTGACGCTATTTCTAATACAACATCAGACCCGTCATTTGGAAGTGATTGAACAATATCGGATGGAGATGTTACAGTCATTCCTAACCAATCACGATAAATAGGGGCAGAATCATCGCTTGTAATGTAGCCCTTAATAGGAATAATCACTTATCATCACCTCCCTTCGTTTGGTTAGTAAGTGGCTCGAACTCAGGTAAGTTGTCTGGCAAAAATCCAGATCGGGTGAGTATAAATTGTGCCTGTTCGGCACCTAGCACCCCAGACTTAGCAAGATTTGATACCTGGTTGATCAGTGTTGAGTCGTCAACATCCAACATGTCTTTGATATCCAATTCAAGGTCAGGTGCATTCATCTTCAAACGCAGCTCATCCACGATTGGATTTACATATGAGTTTAAGTTTGCCAGATATGTTGCCTTGATTTGGTCAATGTTGGAATGTTGGCTTTCAGTTGAAGTGCCGCCACCCAAAATATCGCTAGGTACACCAAAGGCCTTGGAGATTTGATCAGCAGAGTATGCTGAATTGTCAGCCAAGGCCTTAAATACATCCGTCTTCATTTCAAGCTGGGTGTAATCGAACCCATCGGGTAAAACCATCAAGCGACCGGAGTTATCACCAGTGTTGGCTTTCTCAAACTCTTCGCGGGCGGCTTCTAGGTCTTTACCATCGCTTAAATAGTTGCTGATTTTGAGCTGTCCGGCAGGATTAATCTGGTTTTCCATGGCACTCATGTTACTTTTAGAGGCTTTATCGTCCAAATTAAGAGCGTTTTGCAAGCTCTCTAAAGGCGATCGGCCAATCAAATACCGATATTGTGGGTCTGGCATGAGCCTAAAATGCAGCATTTGGTCTTGCCTAAGCACCATTTGAGGCCGATTATTGCTCTCTAAAACCGTGTAAATGATGCCTGTATTGCCTGGCAAGTAGTTAATTTGGACATCAGAGTTAGGAATATGCTCCAGATTCTGCCCAACTAACGGGATATAGTCGTTGCCCGACAAGCACAACTGCATCAACGCACCTTGCCAAAAAGAAAACCGGCCTATCAAGCCGCTAGGGCTCTCAAGTCGGTTCAATGTTGCGGTATTTTCGGTCTTGAAGTGCGCCGAGGCAACATCACTAGCAATACGGTTGATTACACTATAAACATTAGTGTTTTGCAAAGCCGACAGCGCCGAAACATAAGAAAGTTGCATACCGCCAACCGTTGTCGTGAAAAACGCAGGATTGCTTGGATAAGCCATGTTTTTGGCTTTACGTTTGTTGAAATTTTTAGGGGTTAGAAGTCCCATTTAGATTCACCCCCTTTCTTTGTCCAGAATATAGGCAGCTAAGCACAACTCAAAGCCCGATGCTAGATAACCAATAACAACATTAAAGGTGAATGCCGCCACTGCAATCAGTGCCAAGCCGGTGATGAATAGCATCACCGTGCCCCAACTGCTGAACAAATTGCTAATAATCTTTGCCATTATTTACCACCTCCAAACATTGCCTTGAAGAAGTCACGTTTTCCTTGTGTGTCTAGGTCATTCAGCGGGTTATATCCCTCATCATGATAGTTTTCGAAATAGAATTTTGCCTGCGCATGAGCATTAATAAGCGCATCAGTCGTATCAATATGATCACTCGTGCGATTTTGACGATCAATCTTGACCGAACCGCCGCGATCTTCTACCAATACAGCATTGTTTAGCCCATCGATCAGCAGCGGATCATTTAGCATCGAAATGTTGCCATTAATAAACAGATTCTGAAAGTCCTTAGTAGGCTCATTCAGCTTGAACGAGGTAGGAGGCAAAGGAAACCATTGCCACTGTGGTTGATAATTCTCCAGTTTCTTTTCAAGCCATTCACCATGGTTTGGATCAGCAATGATGAATTTGACCTTGAGCCGATGTTGATTAACATAATCAACCAACCACTGGTAAACCTGATCGGTGTTGATTACGCCTGATGCAAGATTGGTGATGTCAACGAATCCTTCATCTTGCAATTTAAGGTAATCTAATCCGTCCTGTTTCGACTTGGCTTCAATCGTTTTTGCCTGTGCGAAGGGAATAAAGCTGTGCTGCTGAACATGAAACATGTGTTTGTCATGATCAGTGTACGGATAAATGAAGCCAAAAGACGTATTATCATTTGTCTGTGACCCGTCAAACCCGATAAACACATCACGCCCGTTCACATCGAAGTGGTCAATAATACTGCGTTGAATGTTGTCTAGGGACAAATAGCTGTTCTGGAATCTCCGGCTCCACAGATTTAGTGACTTATTTACGAAGGTTTCAAGTGTTCCCTCACGTTCATTATCGTTGCGATCCTGATTAAGAGCATTTTGAAGGTTGTCCCGTTTACTCTTTTGCAGCTCAAGCAGATTAGGATTAGATTTTGCCCATGTTTCGGGTTCAAATACCTCATCCTCTGAGTCCTGAGCATAAATTACTTGGAATACGTTGTCAGCGTCTCGAACGGCGTCATGCTCAATGGCAGCCCTAGTTACGTCTTCATCATTCTTAAACTTAACCTTGATATCAGGGTAAGCTGTTGAAATCTTGACAAACATTCGGTTCTTAATGCCATTTTGTCCGGATGTAATCTGTTTTAAGGTCTCATTCAGTGCTGGCCTCAAGTTACCAATTTCATCATAAACAGCGATTGCATTGTGGAAACTATCAAAGCCACCACCTTGTGATGTGCCTTTTCGGATCGTATTCTTAGTGTTTTTTGCAATAACTTGCGTGGTATGAGCTTCCACGCCTCGCTCTCTAGCATCATCTGCAAAGTCCGGCAGAGACAAAATCGTCTTTGCCTGCAAAGACACGTCATTGAACAGCTTGGTTGCATGTTCACTATCGTAACTAGCCACTAGCAAATCCTGTGATGTCGCATTCCAGCAGACTACAAAGTAATAAAAGTTGATTAGAATTGATGCTAGCCAAGTTTTGCCTTGCTGCCGAGCAATAGAAATATTAGAGGTCGTGAATCGAGTGCCGTTGTCAACGGTTCGCCATCCAATCAAGCTATCAAGAATGAACGATTGCCATTTGAATGGTTGAATTGTTTTCGACGTATCGTCTGGATTAGGCAGCAGTCGTGAAAAGTATTCAATTGCGTTGACCATGTCTGAGTTGTATTGGTAGGGAAAATCATCATTGCCAATCCGCAATAAATCATTCAAGTGTCTAATACATGCCAGCTGAACATCTCTACCAGTCATGTATTTATTGCTGAACATAACGTCATAAGCGTATCTTGTTCCTGGATCGTGGTACTTATCAAACAGTTCTTGGTAATCTGATTGGTACGGCTTTACGTATCCACGAATATCAGTTACACCGGTAAAATCAAACGTCTGCACCGAACCCAACCTCCTTCAATGGACTGTTTTTCTTAGGCTTTTCCGGTTCTTCGACAGTTATCTGGCGTAATCCAGAGTCAAATGTAAGTCCTAAATCATGTCCTAACGACTTCATATTCTTCACACAAGAGTCCATTTGAACAGCTCCAGGAGAACGCTTCACCGCAACGTTATCGTTGTCATAAATCCACAGTCCCTGTTGTTCAATCAACTGCTCAGACTTAATGTAAAGTGAGTAATAACGGCAATACAGTTCAAGGCTTGGCTGGTCAATCTTTTTCAGGTAACCAAGTTTCTTGACTTCTGGAATAAGTGACTTCCACAATCGGCTTGCTTCGTCGTCAAGGTGAACAGGAGGCGTGTTCTGAATGTCCTTCATATCGTCGTTGCAATCAGAGCAACTTTTATCAGAATTTGCGGGTAAAATTGTCAATTTTGGGTGATTTTCGGGCACAAAAAACGCCTCCTTTCTATACTAAAATGGCTATGTTTCGGGATTTAAGGCTCAAAAAGTCTGAATTTTTTTGAAATTTGGTTTTTCGGCAAATGGACACTGGTGTGTGAGGTTCCCCTTAAACAACATAGGCCCCCCCTAATTTTTTGTGAGCGAGTACCCATTCGGAGATTTTGCTTTGCGTCCACTTAGTCGCGGTGTCAATATTTTCAATTCTGGACTGTGACGTGTATATCTTTTCCTCAAGCTGTGTCTTCCAATAGTGGCATCCCTTACAGAGCACCCATAGATTTTGAGGGTCTAGGCATCTCCGCCTATCAATTTTCAGTGGGACAATGTGATCAGTGACCAAATAGCCTGGTTTGTCATACGTTCTGCCACAGATTGCACATGTAAAAAATGATTTGGCCTTTACGGTACGTGCCGTGTGTTCCCATATCTTAGACTTATAGAATGCAGCAGACTCTTTGTCGCGCTTGTACTTGTCGTAATATGATGTGTCACGTTTAACATGCTTTGCAGTATCAGCGTAGCTAGGTTTATACAATCCTGTATGTTCAGAACAATATGGGTTTGCTTGAGCATAAGGGATTACATTATTGCATCCAGGCTTGCGGCATACCTTCACGCGCATAGCCTAGTCCTCATTCAATCCAATGACGATTGCCAGCCCAATCCAGAATACGATCCAGATGATCCAAGCAATCAACGGTACGAATACCAGTAACCAACTCCATGCAATCAAGCCGAATAGCTTGGCCAGCACAAAGACTAGCGTCAGCAGCAATAAAAAGTAATACATGGGTTCTTCCTCCAATATTGAGACAACGTGCTTTAAATAGACGATTTGTTTATTCTTCCTATTGCATCTGTTCACCTGCTGAAATATAATGAACCCGTGCAACACGATTAGGTGTTGTTCACCCCTGACGTCCGGTTTATTCACACGACGTATGCCCTTGGTCCCCCAACCGAGGGCTATTTGCTTGCATTATTTAATAAGTCTGTGAGATAATGCCAAGTAAATGGAGGTAATATCTATGAGCTTAGATGGTAAAATTGATAGCACTAAGGACAAGATCTCCGGTAAAGCAAAAGAAGTTGAAGGTAAAGTTACTGGTGATAAGGCCCGCGAAGCACAAGGCAAGGCTGAAGGCGTACTTGGCAAAGTAAAAGAAAAGTTAGACGATGCCAAAGATGCCGTTAAAGATACTGTTGATGATGTAAAAGAAAAACTTGATAAAGATTAGTCTTACGGCCGGCATTTGCCGGCTATTTGTTTGTATAAAAATAGCACCTCACCGTTTGGCGGAGTGCTTAGTATTCGACTATTATCAGCAACTATGCACGGATTTCCAGCAGTGCTCTCACTTTACTAGAAACCCTATTTGCGAGTTCGCTGTTTCCTTGATACCCATTATCATAAAACTCGGTATACTCAGACGAAATGTCCGCCGGAAGATGTTCACCATAATCTTCTTTAAAGCTTTCTCTGCTGCAAATTGTAATAACTTTTTTGCCAATTGTGTGACAAATACCGAGCTCATAAAACACATTTGGATTTTTATAGCTCAAATCAGCTATAGCAAAAGCCGATGTGCAAATATCTTGCCAAATATTTTCTACAATATCATTTCCTCTATTAGGATCGAACATATCCTCCGATTTTATGATACTGACGTCGTCTCCTACTTTATCAACAATCGCTGTCATTGCATTAAGTGGTTCTTCTTTAAAAGGCAATATATAAAAAATCTTATTCTTATTGACAACCATATTACGTGCCTTAAATTTCGGATCAATAATCATCATGTTGTTTTTCCTTTCGAAATACTTGATTATATTGGTAGAATTATATTCTAGGTTGGCTTTTAAATCTTTTGCATCATTTACTAGTTCTTTGAATTTTGCAAGCTTTGATTCGGTCGGTGTTACAGTAATGCTTGTCAATTGCTTAGAATATTTAGATATGAGGTTTACTGGTATTTGAACAAAGAATTGAGGACTGTACCCTCGGCATAGGCCCATATGAATACCTAATAATTCGTGTGCTTGAGATATGCTTTGTGCTTGCATATTCAAAAACGATATTTCTTCAAACCCATGTATGGCTTTTTGACTGGTTAATCCTAAAACCACCTGATTTGTCGCTAATAGCCCCCAAACATTATATGGTTGAACAAGCGATACTCTAGTAAGTCCCACTTGCATCAATGACGGGTCATTTTGAGCATAGTCAAGCAGACAGTCTAAATACGTGATTAAATTTTTAGCATCCAATCCATATATAAAATCATTTATTGTCGACACGTCTTTAATCCCGGATAAATTTGTTTTCATCATTTCTATCACCTCAAAAAAATAGTACCCCAGCACGAACTGGAATACTACATTGAGGTGATGTCTGTGCTTCATATCTAATGGTCTTGGAGTGACAGACTCCAAAGCGAGCGGGCGGAGTTGCACCTCCCTGTTTCAACATTGAGTAACCGGTATCAATGCCTTCCCTCATCTGTTGCTCGCATAATACGGTATTGGGTAATGTCAACCGCTTTGCCCTCTAGAAAGGCTCTAACCTAATGCAATCGCCGGGAATCGGACCCGGCACCATGAGGTGATCCATTTCGGTTGCACTGACACACTCCCGGATACCGCGCCGGGCCGCTAACGGTGGTACCACCATCCAGTGTGAGTGTGTCCGCCCACACTGGCCATTGTTGTGTTGATGGGCGAGATCTATACCAGTCCCATCATGGCCGCGTCCGGCACTTTCCAATCAGTCAATCGACATCATGGCTGCGGAGGTTAAAACTCCTAGCATCAAACATATGCAATCGGCAGGCATCGAACCTGCATCGTGTTCACATCGCGCTAACGTGCCGCTTTACTTTAAGCTACGATTGCACTCGGATTATCGCTACCCGAATCATTCAACACTATCAGAATAACAGTGAATTTTGTTCAAGTGGTTACTACTTAGTTGCAATTTAGTCACTTAGAAGTTGCTTGCTCGTCTCATTTCTTAACACGATCAGCTCATGATTTGGGTAAGATTCGGCAAACTCGAACAATGCGGCTGTCTTTTGGCGTTTAGCAGTGCCAACACTTCCAAACCCCATACGTTCTGCGACTTGCCACATTTCTAGCTCCTCTGGCGTGCAGTAGCAAAAGTACAATAACCATTTGCTTTGAAACTTGCACAGCGCTAACGCGTTATCAATCACTCCGATATGTGCCTCAGCATCCAGCACCTTATCCAGCCTAGCAACAAGGGCGGCTTCAGTACCGTTTTGAAATGATTGAGCTTTCGGCATCCCGTCCATAGATGGTGACTTGAGATCAGTCAACGGGCGACCTGCCAAGCGCGCATAGTGTCGATATTCTTTTAGCTTCTGGCGAGCCTTATCACAACTAGCCTTTTCATCAATTTCTGGAAACAATGCCATCAGTTAGCCACCCCTTGTGCTAGAATTAACTTATCGGGATAAATTCTAGGCTGCCATTAGGTGGCCTTTTTTCGTGTCTATTCATACGGATGCAGTGTCTTATAGACAAGCTCATCGATAGTCATCTTGCCGCCATACTTGGCACGCTCCTTGACTAATTCGATATGAGCTTCGTTATCGCGGCGTGCCTGCATCATACGGCGATGCTTCTTCTTGATAGCTGACTTATTTTTACCCATTCCGTTTCGCCTCCCTATATTTGGCAAGACTGTCGGGCTTGCCATTAGATCACCCCTCTACTTTTCCAGCCAATACAGCAAATTCGCACCAGCAATGAATGCCAGTATCGCTGCCGTTATCCAAAAGACTAAGCATACCCACCACATTGGATCGGCTATCAGCATCCATGTCAGAATTACAATGCCCCAGACAGTAAGAACGATTTCAGCCATGAAGATGCCAGCGCGAATTACCCGCGCAATTCCGTGTCTGATTTTGCGTCCCATCAGATCACCCCTCACCGCCACGCGCGCCATGCGACTAGGCAGATGGCTAAAGAAAGATTAATTACCATCATCGCCTGCCTCCTTCTCCAACGCATACCCTAGAATTTTGCTCCGTTCAAAAGCCGCGCGACGATGCTTGCTGGTGGATACACCGTCATACTCAAACTGGATGATCGTCTCAAAGCCACGGAACTCTGTCACATTTTCAAATTTCATCGTGTGGCCGTTTGGCATCCAAATAATCAAATCTTTTTTCATTCGACTTCCTCTTTCCTCAGCTTCTTGTCCTTGTGCATCCATATAACCGTCTTTGCGGGTTCAAACTAAACCGCGCCTATTCGTGTTGGTAGCTCGACAAAACCTGTTAGGCGCTCGCCTGTGGACGCTACGACGTGGTGCAGATACTCACGACCGACTTAACCATTAGGCTTCACCGCCATCAATAAAATCAATTTGCCCACTTGCCGGCGTTACATCGCGTGGCGGCTGTTGGTCATCTGGTTCATCATCAGTGTTAAGTTCCGTTTGCCGTGGTGTGAGCTTGAGGAACACCATGTCGGCAAGACAAGCGGCCAAAGCATCACGCTTGCCATCAAGTAGCTTAGCGTCAACTTGGAACTTGATTTCGACGAATTGACCATCTTTCGATTGTTTTTCTGCCGTGTTGACGATGTAGCCATAAACATCAATGCTGTTGTCTTTCATTTCAGTCATTATATTTGCCCTCCTAATAGGCCGTGGCATCTAGCCACGAATAATTTAAGTTGGTGCATATAAGTGGGTCGTCGTCTTTGCGCTTCTTCGTCACGCTTTGCGCAATTGACTTGAAGTCGTGCTTACGGACTACGACGGCTTCAACGGGGATGTCAAACTTGTGCAGGAACTCTGCAAACTTCTCTTTTGGCCCGCTATCAATGCCATACATGCCAAAGCTGTTTTTGACATCGTACACGTGAATCACGGCGTCCTTAGCATCAAAAATTACGAAGTCTGGCGTGTAGCGAATCTGTCGCGCTTTTACTGGCATCGAGATCACTTTCAGCGGTGCTAACTCAACCGTCGGATGCACGCGGAAATGAAAGCCTGAATTCTTAACGAATCGTGTGTAGAAGTCCGCTTCCTTTTGACTGTCGAACTTGTATCCGTCAAGACAGACTTTATTGCCACGTTTATTTAAAGCTGTTGGGCTTTTCATGAGGCATCCTTGATCCGTTCCGAGATTTCCCAAAGTGCGAATAGAATTGCCAATAGTAGCATGCAGATCATTGTATTCGCATTTGAATAGTTAGTTTTTACACCCAGTCGAGGGAACCACATTGCAAACATAAACACGGCAAACGAAGCTGCTCTAAAAAATTTACTCATCTCGTGCCTCCCCCTATATGAAAAAGTGTAGTACGAACATCATTATCCAAACGTACAGTGTCGTGAGTATGACGATTATTAGGTCTTCCCAAGTCATTCGGTTGTCGTCGGAGAAGTCTTTTTTCTTCATGATTAGGTAGTTTAAGAATACCAGAAGACCCCATGTACTGATTAACTTCATCTTTGGTACTCCGAAAGCGCTGACCATAAACGTGTTCCAGCCATACATCGAGACCACCGCATCAAGAAGACCCACAGGCACAATGACAAACAGCGTGCCAAGAATGCTAATTTCATGCCGTTTCTCTTTCATTTATCCGCCTCCATCTTGTCGTCCTTCATCATCTCGTGCTTGATTGCGTCGGAAGCTTTAGACCACATCGCCCAGACCACAATAATCGCAATCACACCCAAAACAACAATACCGCCGAAAATGATCAACACTACCGCTTGCCAGCTCATTTATCCGCCTCCAGCAGCTCCGGATTCTCAAATATATTCCCGATGACTTCATACTTTGCGCCTTCATCAGTCGCCCAGTCGCTCTGCCTGCAACGACGCTTGCCGAACCGAATTGAGTATCCATACTGAGCTGTGTATTCAACCCAACCAATCGTATCGTCCGGTGATAAAACCACTTGGTGCAGCTTCACGATATCGCCTTCGTAGATTTCCCGCCCGTTCTTGTCGCGAAGGCCGGTGTACTGCATGAGCACAAAATTGTGGTAAACGTCGCCGTATCCTTCTGCGGTATCAATGTGCCCACTGTCGTCAGCTTCAAGACGGACGACGTTATCCATCCACTCACTGTCTTTATCCCACACTCTGAACTTAATCTCTCTCATCTCGTGCCTCCACGTCATTTGTGTACACCTGCAGGATAGCAACGATCTCACCAATCGTGAACTCGTCAGCGTTCAGCCCAGCCAATGTTGTGTGACCGTCATTACAGTTGGCCCAAACTTTCAACTCGTTTACTGCCATCAGTCCTCTGCCTCAAATTTCACAATTTCTCCGCTTTCCTCAACACGCCAGACACCTAGCAACCATGCAATCGCGAAAGCATCGCTGTTGCTGATAATCCAATCCTCTACTTCATCGGTGAACTTACTAAATCCTTGCCTTCGAACGAACTTGAAGCTGTACATCATGTAGAGCTGAATATCGTATGACTTACCCCACTTGATGTATTCACCAACCGCTTTCGGAATCACCGGCGGATTATCTGGCAAGGCGGCTTCATAACGTTTTCTAAGGCCATCTGCAAATTCTGGACCATCTGGGGCAGAAGTCTCAATGTTGAATGCCGCGTCATCGAACACGTCCCGATTCGTCTCATTGCTCATCGTCAGTCACCTCCAACTGTTCCTTGTTGTCATCGATAATACGTTGATAGCCGTTGTGGGCTTGCCATGCGCAATCATACAGACCACACAGATCAAGCTTGCCGATTGCATTGTTCGCGGCATCGATGGCCTTTTGTGCCGCGTCTATGTCAGCTTTAGTCGTCATAGTGGATTACCTCTTCCCGTTCGCAGTCCTGCAAGCCCCATGTATTGATTTCTTCCATGGAAAACTTTTTAGCGAGATCTTGGATATAAGTAGCATCCAGCTTGTCGCTAGCATTGATTAAGAACCATAGGCCGCCTTGAGCCTGCACTAGTGGTACCTTGACGTTGTACAGGGCTTCTTTCCTAGCTTCCCAGCCGTAGCGGTAAGCGTCGGCGAGAATACCAATAAGCTGTTCACGATCACCGAGCATCCACACTCTCGTGGCGCGCAGTTCCTTCGAGTCAATCACGTCATGTAAGTAGTCGAGTAGATCGATGTCTTCATCCTGATAATCTTCGAGTTCTTCCCCCACCTCGCGCGGTAGTTTGACTTTTGGGTGATCAACGGTGAGACCGAAAATAATGTGCTCAAAATGTTCACGTAAGTCTGACTCCGTGATGCAGTTATCTGCCGCGATCATTAGCTCTTGAACAGCTTCTTCTTTACTGATTGTCATTTCGTTTCCCTTTTTTCGGCAATTCGCCATATTTACGGGCATCACTCACATGCCGCTGGACGACACTATAGCTGTACCCCATTTTTTCGACGACCAAGCTGAGACTGCCTAGCTCACGATACCCATTAACGATTGCCTCGTGCTTAGCCATTTCCCTTGCGCGATGAATAGCCGTCAGCCGTGCGATACGTTGCTGTGCCTCTGCGTGTTTTATCTATGCGTCAGTCCGACCACCGTTGGCAATCTTATGAGCTGCTAGTAAGTGTGGATCATCGTCGGGTGCATTTAAGATTGACCCATACACAGACTCAATCGCATGAATCTCGTGCATTAAAGGTGTTTCAGTGCTAATCATTCTCGCCATAATGACGCCTCCTGTGATTTTTATCTAATCTTGGCTAGATAGCCTTGCCACTTCTTTTCTGTCTCCCTAAGCCATTTCTCGGCCTTTGACGGCAAGTAGTCGAGCACTGGCTCAATCACTTGGCCGTGCTGTTTTTCAAACTCAGCCGTTTCCAGAGCGTCTAGCTGCGCCGCGTATGCCCTGGCGTACTCGGTGCGACTATCGTCACGCTTGGCTAGCTGCATGTGATCAGCCGCTTCATCTAGCTCGGCTATGACCAGGAGCGAGTACTTAAACCCGCCCTCGCGCATGTAGCCGTCAAACTCTTGCAGACTCATCTTTGGTGTACTAGCCATAAGCCACCCCAAAGCGCATCTTGTCGGCTTCAAAGGTCATGCGAATGTCTTGCAAGCTGCCTTCACGATTTTTCTGGACTGAGAAGATGACTGAACGAATCTTTTCATGCGTCTGGCTACGATCTTCGTTGTACAGGAAGCCCACCGCATTGCTGTCTTGCTCAATCGAACCTGACTCCCTCAGGTCGCTGAGCATTGGCCGCGTGCTTTGCCGTTGCTCGATATTGCGTGACAACTGGCTGAGTAACAGAATCGGAATATTTAGCTCATTTGTCATCACCTTGAGCTCACGTGTGATCTGCTCAATCTGCAAGCGCCGATCAGGCTGATGTGGCACGGTGATCAAGCCCAGGTAGTCGACTACTGCCAGATACTTGTCTTTAGCAGCCGCTGACCTTTGCCGGATCACCTTTTCAATTTGCTGTAAGGTGGTGACCTTATCCCAAAGTCGCAAGTCATACCCGCTTAGGACCGTCCCTGCTGTGCGCACGTCGTCTTTTTGCTTGGCCTGCAACATATCGGGATCAAGCATCGAGCGACCAGCTATGCCAAGATATGAGCTGATAAGACGGCTGTAATTTTGCTCGTTTGTCATCTCAAGGCTGAATAGGTCGATAGTCATTTCGGGTTGATGGCTCAGCGCCTGCAAAATCAGATTGATGGCAAACGCCGACTTGCCGACACCTGGTCGAGCACCGACTGTGATCAAGCGTCCTGGCATCAATCCACCGCCAAACACGGTGTCGATCGGAACCAGCGTCTTCACGCCGTCGTCGACGTGGTGGTCAAGTCGCTCATCCATCTCAGCGGCAAGGTCGGCCATTGTCACCTCGCGCACGTCGCCGTCATTGGCTGTGCTGTCCTGTGCGACCTGCATCAAGTCATCTAATCGCTCATCACTAGGGTCTTTGGCGTAGTCGATTGCCTTAGCCTTAGTACGCTCACGGAAGTACTGACGCTTGAGTGCTCGTGTCCAACTATGCAAGCCACTAATGACTACATCCCCAGTGATGATCCAATCCCACACCTCACGCGGCAATAAGCTTGGGTGAGTCGCATCTAATCGGCTGCGCATCTCGATGTAATCCATATCGCCGATGGATTCTTGCCGATTGATAAAGTCCACCAGCGTGCCCAGGGACTTGCTACGCATCCATTCCGGATCTATCCATTCGGACTTGACCAGCTCTGGCTTTTTAGTGATGCAGTAGAGCACGTGCCAGCGTGGATCATCTGGATTGTGATTCATTGTTCCCCGTCCTCCTTCGTCTGAAATTGTGTCAAAGCTGCGCGTATCTCAGCTTCTGACGCCGGCACTCCCTCGCTCTTGGCAGTTGCGACCACCTCATCAATCGAACGGCTTAGGCGATAAGCGTCAGTAGCCCACTCAGCCACAGAAAACGTGTGCGGGGTTTCAAGTACCGGTTGTTCAGGGACAAAGCCCCCACCCTCTTGATTCATCTTCGCAGTCAACTGATCGAATTTTTCTCGCAACTTTTTTGCGCTCAAGATGTTGGAACTCCAAAAGCTGTCATTCTGCGACCATTGGATCAACATGCCAATATCCTTCCACGATCGGTTATCACGTTCGTGCATTAGCCGGAAAACATCAGCCCACTTCTGCAAGTCCTGTTGCTTCGCCTTGGGATTATTACGTTGGATCAGCTCCCACAATTTGGTTGCCGCGCGAAGCTCCTTAGACTGTTCGTCGAAAGTCCGTTTTGCGGACTTGTGACTAGAAGGTTTTACTTCTTTACTTCTTACATTCTTGTTAGGTGTCAATTGATTGTCAGTTGATTGTCGATTAACTGTCAGGTCGTTTGTCGTTTCATCAGTTGAAAGCTGGTATTTTGCCCAGTTAGCAATGGTTACAAGGCGTCCTTGCTTTGTCGATTCGTTTGTCAAAAAACCAAGTTTTTCAAACTTGTCGAGAGATGTACGAATTGCCCTTACGCTGACACCGTTCCCCGCTTTTAGCTTGATTGAATCCAATGACGTTCGGAACTGGCCTGGCTTGGCATGAAACTTTTCGCCTTTCCACACCCACTTGCGTTCAGCGTGGTTTGCCATCAGCAGAAGGGTGATCATCACTGTTTTTTGAACCGGTGTGCAGTCCAGCCACAGCTCATCGTCAAGCAACGAACGATAAAGCTTTATCCATCCCCCGTCTGCCATGTGATCACCTCTACTTCCATTCGATTACGACCCGAAAGCCTAACACCTTGCCTAATGCGTTCAGGGTTTTCATCTTTGCGTTGCGTGTTGTTGTTTCAATTGTGCAGATAGTTGACTGGGGCACGCCGGACTTATCTGACAGTTCTGATTGCGACAATCCGAGTGCCAAACGACGGTTACGAATTTCATATCCTGTCATAGTTATTCACACTAACTTTTAGTAATTAAAACGGCAAATCATCATCTGACACGTCAATAGGTTGCCCGTCGTTTGCGAATGGGTCACTGGTGTTGGCGCTTGATTGCTTACCACCAAAACCACCATCAGCCACGTTACTTTGTGCTGGACGCTTAATGCCATCTGGCTTGCTGCCATCTTTGTCTAACTCGTTGAATCCAAAGACGTTCAGATAAATCTTGCCTTTGTTATTCGGCTTGCCCCATTCAGTGGTGACGTTGAGCTTCTTGCCACTGATTCCTTTGGCAAACGTTTCGATTGAATCAATCTTTGTGCCTTTCTTGACACCCATAGCTACAAGCATGGTGTTGAAGCGAGTTTCAGACTTCTTTTCAGTGTCCGTTGAAGTTTCATCCCAGACCAGATTTTGATAGCGAATTTGAGCGCCTTTGTAGGCACCATCTAAGACGGTGTAATCGATGCTGACCATCTCGTTACCGGACTGTGCCCGCTTAGGTTCTGCCTTCGATACAGTGACGTTGTAGGTGCCTGATTCTTCGACGAAACTCCCGAATGTGTTGTCGGGATCAACAGTAAATCCAAATGCCATGATTAATTACCTTCCTTTTCTTCTGTGCTTGGGTCTAACAGTTCATCGGCTGGAAACTCCAACCGGTCATCAATTCGGTTCTTGCCGTGATCACCTTGTTCAGTGTCACAGTTGATGGTGCGAACACCACCCTGTTTGTAAATGCGACCAACAAAGTCAAACGATGCAGTGAATCCAGAGAATGCGCCGAAATTCATGGCTGGCTCGAAGCCTGTACCATCTTTCTGATCGGCTTGGTGTGCTGTCGCATACACGGTCATACCGGATTCGCGCAAATAGGTGCCAAACTTGCGAAACCACATTTGCATATCACGATAGTTGGCTCGACCATCATTAGACGCCACCGTGTTGTCTAGCACCCAATCATGCAGAGCGTTGACACAATCGAAACAGATAGCCTGATATTTGCCACCGTCGATAGCCTTGGCCGTTGAGCGTTCCACCAGCTTGCGAATATTGGGCCCATCTGACTGCTCAAACACTAGTGCATCGATGTTGTCATCGGGCCTGATCGGGTTGGTTGACTGGTCAAAGCTGAACAGCATCTTGTGACCTGGAAACTTGCGAAACAGTGACGTCTTACCAGTGCCACCATCGCCATAGATGAAATACATGTGCGGCGTCACCGGTAGTTGTCCCGATGGATAATACTTCATTCGCGACCACCCTCTGACCAAAAGTCATAGCCCTTTAGCCGCATGTAGTTGGCAACGTCTTGAGCTTGGGCAAATGTGCCATTCATACCGAAGTGATAGTCGGTAACTACATCAGCCGCGCTCTTAGGCGTTTCGGTGACAACCTCACCCGTTTCAGCATCAATAGTCTTATCGCCTACCTGTTGCTGTTTTGCCTTGGCGATAGCTTCCTCAGCTTTCTTACGTTTGGCTTCTTGTTCAGCCTTGAGATCACGTTCATCAGCTGCCTGGGCGATGCCATCTTTGATGCGGTCAATCGAAACACCCTCATCGACTTGCACAAGCCAGCCACTAGGGTCAATGTTGTTGACCTTGGCGTACATTCCAACGAGTTCACGTTCAGTAGCCACGCGCTTACGTTCAGCGATCACACCATCCGCTGCGGCCGCCATCTGCTTGAGGCGTTCAATCTTTGACAATTGAGTGCCAAACCAAGCGTCTTGCATTTCGACGTCATCAGGCTTGAGGTCGCGAGCTTCCAAAATATCGTTGAGGTCTTTATTAGCCATTACACGGCGTTCACGCTTAGCTTCTTCGGCATACTGATCGAGTGCATCCTTGATAGGTTGCTTAGCGGCTTCCAACGACGCCTTGAGCTTGTCAGTAGACGCTTTGAACGCGTTGTAAGGCTCGTTGTACTCTTTCTTGATAGCTTTGCGAAAGTCCTCAATTTGCTTGATAGCGGCGTTTAATTCGGCCTGTGACTTGCGAGCTTCGGTAGTGGTGTCATCAGTGACGACCATGCCTTTATACTTATCAGCAAGCACGGTCACTGACTTAGCCAGGTCATCGAAATTGCTGATTTCGAGCTTGGCCGGTTTATAAATCGGTTTGATTTCTAACATTATTTTGTCTCCTTGATATAGCCTTTACGCGCTAAATACTTAACCAGCCATTTTTGCGCACCATTTCGAGTTCGAATGTTTCCGGGAAGCATAATGGGCGTTACTCTGTTTACGCGGTAATCTGTGAAAAACCAATCACCGTGTAAACAGTCCAAAAGTCCGAGCGCATCATCATTCAATTCGACATACGCGGAAAATTCATGATTAAGGTCAATTCCGCTGATGATCAATACATTCATGTGCTATACTCTCCTTGTTAGAGTTACCTGCCACTAGTTGCCGCTAGTGGCTTTTTGTTCCCAGTGAATCCAAGTTTTACTACCACCAACTTCGTCAGTTTCGAACCCGGAGATGATCAATTCTTTCAGTTCTTCATCGGTGACGTAGGCTAAGGTAATTTCGTTGCGACCATGGTAACTTGCCATCTGGATGGCTTGCTGGACGTTGTATGCATGCTGAAGTTTCAACGCTTCACTGGTTTTCTGCGCGGTTGCTTCAGCGGTAAAGCTTTCGTCGAATAATCTCATTTGTCTTCTTCCCCTTCAAAATCAAAACATTCACGCCAACCACCGGGCCAGGTGATAATCATGCGGATAAACCAGACCAACCCTGCTAATGCGATTAAATCCATCATTTACTTACCTCTCTTGCAATCTCACTAAAGTGATCTCGCATGAAGTCACTGAAAGCCTTTGGCTCAAACCGCCAGCCCATCTGGCCATGGTAGTTGAATGCGAACCCGTCAAGTTGTCGTTGGAACCGCGGCTGGTTGAGGATGTGCTCACTCAGCCAGGTTGGCGTGATGCCATAGCGTTCTTGCACTTCCTTCGCTGACCACCAGCGTCGGTAGTCAGGTTCGTGCTTGAGCTGGTCGGCAACGGCTCGATCCACGGCTGTTTTGATTGCCTCCTGAATTAATGGCATCAGGTCTAATGTGGGTGGCATATCTGATGCCTCCTTTTTGTGAGATAATTTTGATGAGGTGATTTCAATGGATCTTAGCAATGAACAAATTATGTGGTTAAAAAAAGTAAAAGCCGGAATGACAGAAGAAGAGCTTGCTACCGCTGTGAAGGATGATGTGTTTTTAAGCCTTGACCGAGATAGCCATTTAATCAGAGTTGCGTATCATCCAGAATTTAATAACGGCTGGAACTCAATGGTTGAAATTCCCAAAAAAGTATCATTAACAGCGGAGGGTATTTCCACTCTTGATGTCGAACTCGAAGCGAAGAAAACTGACGTTAGGAATCACTTGTGGTATCCGATTATTGTTGGCTTTATTACATATTTGTTAGGAGTAATTACTGGAGCCATATTTTTATAAGATCAATTCCGTCAGCAAGCCCAACAGCAGCCCCACTACCGCAGATAAAATAGCTTGTGCTCGGTTTTCATCCATCCATTTGCACAGGTCCAAACAGAATTCTTTCATCTATACGGCCTCCTTTCTTTCGGCCTCCCCTTGGCAGATAATCAGGTTATCTGATGATGGAAGGAGGTGAAAATTAATGGCACAAATTCCTTATTACGACAATCCGATCGGATCTTTAGCTGTTACGGTTGAACTCCAGCACGCTGCAGATGTTTACTTGGTGGATCAAGCAAATTTCAACGTTCGACAACGTGGCGGTCGTTTCCAGTATTTTGGCGGCCACTATGTCCAAACGCCTGTGACAATTCGGGTGTCTGGATCGGGGCGCTGGTATCTGATTGTCGATAACGGGTCAGGCGAACAATACCGTTACACCTGGTCTAAATAGTTGCATTGTCTTGAAAGTGAGACTTCACACGAGCCACAACGGATTCGAAATTGGCAAATGTGAAGCCTTTTTGCGCGAGCAGATCAATGACCATTTCAGTAACTTGGTCTTCGACTTCTTTGTCCTGTACCTTCTTTACCGAAGCAAGATGTTCAGCACTACGCTCACCCTTTGCATGTTCGTTCATATCTATACGGCCTCCTTAGGCTGTCTGTGGTTCGTTAGTTTGCTTTAGTGCCTTGGCGATCGCCTTGACGCCTTCATCGAAGTAAAGCCATTGCGGTACTTCTTTGTCGCTGTGCTGTGACTTGCTGTTAGCCCATCGGCCATACTTGTTCTGGCCCGGCTGTTCAGCCTTGATGCCAATTTGATTAGCAGTGCGGCCCACCTTGTTGGCTGTGGTTCCAAGCTTCTGGGCGACCGCCGTTGCGCTGTACTCCTTCTTGAGCAACACGGGAATGGTCATCTCACCGGTGATTGCCTCCGCAGCCTTGGCCAACAGTGCCTGCTTGGACGTTTCGGACTTGGTTTGCATGGCGATACGGTAAAGCAATGTTCCCTTGCGTGTCTGCGCATTCTCGCTCATGATCTCGAGCCGCTTGGCGGAATCGATACGCGGCTGTGTTGCCTTGGCCTCCGCCCGCATGGTGAAGTAACCATCAACCAACTGGTCATATACTTCCCATGCCTTGTCGTCTTCGAGAATTTTCAGAAGCTTGGAATAGCCACGCTCGGAAAGCAGATAGATATTAGCTGAGTTCGAAGCGGACTGTTTGGTGAACCCGAAACTCAATGGCTCAAACCCATCGAGTTTTTTTAGGTCTAGAATATCGATGCCATCTTTGAAACGTTTACGGTTGTCATTGATACGTCGATTAATCTCACCAAGTGGCTGTTCATGAATCAACGCGATGTCCTTAACCAACATCGCCTTTTTGTTCTTACCGAATCCGCCTTCGATACCGGTGAATTCGATATGGCCGATATGCTCACGACCGATTACTTTTAATTCGTTCATTACTATGCCTCCTTGTGTTCATGCAACGTGAACCTTTTTCTTAAAAAAATAATCTGGTATGTCTCTAACGTCTGCGTGCAGCACCGACATTGCTTTTTCAATATCGCTATCGCGCCATGATGTTTTCCCATTCAGCTTTAGAGATATGCTGCGTTCTGACAGCCCCATGGCAATCGCAAAGTTATATTGTGTGCCAAACTGCTCTGTGATCTTTCCCAGAAGTTTAGAATAGTCATAGCTCATTGTCCGTCCTCCTTTCCAGTTCATGACTCATGAACTTTATGAACTTATCATATCAGCGGCTAGTATGTCTGTCAACACAAATATTCATGTTTCGTGAACTTCTCTGTTGAACTTATGTTCATTCGCCGGTATACTTCTAATTAAGGAGGTGCTTTAGATGAAGTCAACAACAGCTCAACGGCTAAATCAGTTAATGACAGACCGCGGACTAAAACAGGTCGATATTTTGAACATGTCCAAGCCCTTCCAAAAGTCTCTTGGCATTAAAATGGGGAAAAGCACTCTTTCCCAATACGTTAATGGGGTTCAGTCACCCGACCAAGATCGTATTTATTTACTAGCACATACTCTTAACGTTAGTGAGCCTTGGCTGATGGGGTTCGATGTCCCCCAAGAACGTCGATCGAGCAAAAAGACCCGCGAGGCTTCCACTGACATACTCCCCATATACAACAAGCTCCACCCCGCCCGCCAGCAGAACGTGTACACCTATGCGGAAGATCAGCTCAAGCAACAGCAGAACGAGAATGTTGTCCCGTTACCAGAACAGCGCGAGGTTGTTTGCGGGCGTGGTACAGCTGCCGGTGCTCCTATCGATGGCGCCACACAGGACGCTGAGGTGCGTAGGACGCGCGTCAATGTTAACGACATCCCAGCTAGTGCAGATGAAATCGTGACCGTTGAGGGGGACTCGATGGAGCCAGACTACCCGAAGTATTCGCAGATATTTGTTCGATGGCAAGACACAATCGATGACGGCGATCTGGCTGTTGTCCGTGTGGCTGACGAAGGCGTCACATTTAAGCAGGTGTCCCGCGACTACCAGCAAAAGAAAATTGTTCTACACTCACTGAATGACAAGTATCCTGACCGATACTTGGATCCCGAAGATGTCAGCATCATAGGCGTTGTCATCAACTAACCCGCAACAGTATCAGGACGCGGCGTTGGCCTACTTACCCGATACAATCTAGTCAACAACAAATAAATGGCTTAGAGGTGACAATCAACCGTGAATACAAATAAACAAATGGTACCGGAGCTTCGCTTCAAGGGGTTCACTGACGCTTGGGAAGAGCGTAAGTTAAAAGAACTTGGTGATATACAGACAGGTAATACACCTCCAACAAGTAATTTGGATAATTATTCTACTGACGGCGTACTATGGGTTACTCCAACAGATATCAAAACGCTTGTTATATCTGATACTGCTAAAAAACTATCTGAAGTAGGTGTGACAAAAGCAAGGATTGCTAAAGCAGGATCGATACTAGTTACTAGTATTGCAAGTATTGGGAAAAACACCTTAGTAACAATGGATGCTGGTTTTAATCAACAAATAAATTCACTCACTCCAACGCCTAAAAATGACTCCTATTTTCTGTTGACTCAATCAGAAAAGTGGTCTGAAAAGATGAAGAAAACTGCAGCATCAGCAACCATGCAGATAGTTAACAAAACAGATTTTTCAAATATCTCCACCTTTGTTCCTGTACACAAAGAGGAGCAACAAAAAATCGGCTCATTTTTCAGGCAACTAGATGAAACTATCGCTCTTCATCAACGTAAGTTATATCTACTCAAGGAACAGAAAAAAGGCTACTTGCAGAAGTTGTTCCCCAAAAATGGAAGCAAGTTCCCGCAATTAAGATTTGCTGGATTTACTGACGCTTGGGAAAAGCGTCCTATCAAGAAAATCGCTAGCGTGAACGGTGGCAAGGACTACAAGCACCTTAACAAGGGTGACATTCCAGTCTATGGAACTGGCGGATACATGCTAAGTGTCGACCAGGCTTTATCTCAGGAAGACGGCATTGGCATTGGGCGAAAAGGTACAATTAACTCCCCCTACATTCTAAGAGCTCCATACTGGACCGTAGATACGTTGTTCTATGTGATACCTAAGGGGACACAAGATATAAATTTTCTGTATGCAATTTTTCAACGAGTTAACTGGAAGAAATACGACGAGTCTACCGGTGTACCATCATTGTCGAAACAAACAATCAATGCCGTGGAAGTTACAACTCCTACTCAAGCTGAACAAGAATTGATTGGAACGATGTTTAAGCAACTTGATAATCTCATCGCAGTCAACCAGCGTAAGGTTGAACTGTTAAAAAAATTGAAGCAAGCCTATCTCCAGAAAATGTTCGTGTAGTACTCAACTGTGGTTCAACTGTTATCAAAAACCCATTAAGCAGCAGGCACGGGCAGGACGTGCCGTGGGCTTACGTCCAAACTGGACGCAAAATAAAAAGCCCCTCAAAATGAGAGGCAGGAGGTGCTATGTATGGAAATGTACCATGCATATCTGTGCTACGACTGTAAAAAAGAAGGCTATATCTCTCAACTTAAGGCATCAGTAACGGAAAAAAGTTACCTAAGCGCCACCTGCCAACGTGGGCATCATGTCGATATTTTTACGAGCACGCCATTATTCGCACCATTATATGAACATGCCATGCAAGCTCATATTTCTCATAACTATTTTGAATCATTTTTAAGCGCATACTCTGCATTAGAAAACATTTTTAGGATTGCTAGTCAAGCTAATATCTGGATGTATTCAAATCGTGATATGACCGCGGTCGACAAAGCACTAAAGTTCGGGGCACTACTGTCCTCAGAACGGTGTCAGGGAAATTTTTACACAGTTGCAGCGGAACGCTTTCCAAAACGCTTCGAGACAATTACTGAAGAGTTCAACCGGCTGGTTTCCGTACGTAATAGAGTGATGCATGGTAGTGTGATACCCGATGAGGGGCGTTCAATGCAGGCGCTAATGACTGTTTGGAAGGTCGGCGTGATCTGTCTTTATGGGTGGATGGAAAATGGAGGTAGCGTTATTCAATACTACCAAATGACCCGTAGCAATTATGATTTGAGTAAACGTTCAGAACATGTCTCGGCTCAGAAAGAAATTGAAGCAATGCCACATCCCGATCCAATGAAGATAGGAAATCTGTGTTACTATCTCTCACCCCTGAGCGAAGTCCGTGGACTGCTTGGATCAATCAACTGGGATCATAAATTTGACGATGCAAACGGTCAGCCAGACTTTGAGGCAGTTATTGATAGTCAGCTGAAGGTTACGTTCGAACAATTAATACAGCAAACTCCTCCACTCGACACCATCATAAAGCAATCAATCAAGCGTTAAAACATCACCCCAAAAAGTTAACAACTCCCGACTTCGATCGTAAATAAAATTTTCATTTAGTGTTGGCGTTTTATCCGTAATGGATCCCGAGATAATGATTCTTGTGTTTCTCGGCAAAGTCTGCAAAAAGTCTGCTAGCTCGCCTGTGGTTCGTAATTCATGATTGCAGTTCATATTGTTTACCTCCTAATATATATAAAGATAATAATCTGAGGTTTAATATCCTAAATTGCTGTGTAATATTATGAAACATCACCTTTGAAAGCCAATAAATTAATTTTATTCATCACAATTATACCACGAAAAAGCGCCTGTCCCCATACCTTGACCGGTCAGGACAGACGCTAGGCAAGAACTCGCTCGATGAGTGCGCTCTTTGTGTACTCTATTTTAACCTAAATGGAGGAAATTATCATGGCATCTTACGAAAAACGTGGGACCGGTTGGCAGTTTCGTATCTCATGGCAGGACGAACAGGGCAAACGACATACCAAATCCAATGGTGGTTTCCGCACTAAGAAACTCGCCGAAAATGCTGCACACGATCTAGAGGTAAAACTCGCACACGGCTCGCATATTGACCGTGCGGATCTACCCCTAGTTGATTACTGGCATCAATGGTGCACCACTTATAAAATCGGTAAACGCGCTGTCGCCACAGAATACTTTTATCCAATCATTGAAACGACACTCAAAGATTACTTTGGTGATACGCCACTCGGCAAGATCACGCCCTTAAAATGGCAAGCCTTTCTAAACGACTATGGCGACACTCATGCGCGATCAACTAGCTCAAAGGTCAATGGATATATTCGTGCCATGGTACGCACCGCTATCAACGAACAAACTTTACACACCGACTTCACCTTTGATGCTGAAATTTCCGGTGAGCGTGGTGTTGATGAAGCCGACAAGTACCTTCAGCTTGATCAGTTTGCCGAGCTAGTTAACTTAGCACATGAAACGGCGGACTTTAATCACCTTGCAACTGTCGCCGTTTATGTCGGCGCAGAATCAGGAATGCGAGTGGCCGAAGTGCTTGGTCTTACGTGGGATTGTGTGGATTTTGAAGCCAATACACTCACCATTAATAAATCATGGGACTATATTCATCATACGGGTTTCAAGCCAACGAAAAACGAATCCAGTAATCGAACCGTCGAAGTTCTACCCGCAGTCACTGATTTACTCCGCCAAGTCAAAGTCCAACAAGCGGCTTGGATGCTGAAAACGGGCCAGCGTGACAAGCACAACTGCGTTTTTTATTCTAAGTATTCTCAGGTCCTTACTGGTGCGGCGTGTAATAAGGCACTTAAAAATATGGAGACCAAAATCGGCATCCCCAATGACGATCAAATCACCTTCCACGGCTTGCGTCATACCCATGTCTCTTATCTCCTATCCGAGGGTATCGATATTTACTATATCTCAAAGCGACTTGGCCACGCCGGCATCCAGATCACGATGAGCACTTACAGCCACTTATTGGACGCACAGAAATCTAAACAGGCATCAAAAGCAATGGTGGCGCTGGATAAGCTTGCCCGATAACGTGTACCAAACGTGTACCGAGTGCGTAAAATCAACCAAAAACAAACTAAAACAAAAACACTGGAATGCCTTGATATCAGGCTTTCCAGTGTTCTAACGAAATCAATAAAGTTCTAAAAATGGAGGTGAG